ACAAAGGCAGACTTATATTGATAATCACCTAGAATAACCACAGCATGAGGAATAGTACTAGGATTAAGATAATCGTATAGCGCATCGTAAACCCTACGATAAATCCTAATAGGGTCATTATCGAGATTAGCAACAATCCATTTTCTGACATTTGTAAATTCCTTTCCTTTTAGGGATGACATCAAGTCACCAATATTCTTTTCAGATATATTGACTAGAACACCAGCATCAATTTGACCAGTAACAGAGTATCTTTGAAGTTCATTTATCACTCTACGCCAGTCTGGAAAGTGTTTGTTGATTAATTCAGCAACAGCCTTAGGTTCATTTTTAATATCTTCTATTACTAGAATCTTTAGGATTCTTTCAAAGAACTGTTCTGCAAGTTTTACTTTGTCACTATTATTAATAGAGAAATCAATACCAGAACACCTTGAGTGTAACGGTTCAATTAATCTATTCTTATAATTACAAGTAAGAATAAATCCACAGTTATTGTGAAACTCTTCCATAAACCCACGAAGGGCAGGTTGAGTTGATTGTGGATTTAGATAATCAGCCTCATCTAGAATGACGTATTTTCTACCACCCTCTAGACTTACAGTTGAAGCAAAGTTTTTGATTTTTGTTCTAAGAACATCAATACCAGATTCTTCCGAACCATTTATCAACATATAAGTAGCACCGATTTCATTTAACATCGCTTTTGCAACTGTAGTTTTACCCACACCAGCAGTACCAGATAATATTAGATTTGGTATTGATTTGTTCTTAACAAATTCTGTGAATGTATCTTGTAAACCTTTTGGTAAGATACATTCAGCAATAGTCGTTGGGCGGTATTTCTCCACCCACAAGAAGTTTTCCATAATATAATTCCTAAATTAAACTTTGTAAGATGATTCTGGTTCAAGAGCAATCCAATACTCAACTTTATTAGTTACGTTTTGAAAGTGACTAATATTTTGAGAAGATACTGTAACATCATAGTTACCAGATAACAATTTCATATTTTCTACTTTGAAATAAAAATTATAGTCTGCACCCTCTGGAGCAGTACAATCAACATCCATAGAATAATTGTTAGCAGTATCGTTTTTCTTATCCTTTACTGTCAATGAATTATTTTTCAACGCCATATCTGGTGAAGAAATAACTCCAGCAGCACGTTTAAGTTGATTGATTGTATCTTCTTGTAAAGAAAATGTAACATCACTTGAAGGCATAGTTATCATTTTAGTAGGACTAGTTACTACACTAGGATCAGAATAGAAATACTTCAAAGATTTCTTTGGATTACTTTCTTCTGCCATCATTACAAACTGTTCTTGGAAATCCAAAACTGGTGTTGTAAATAAAGATAAAGCAGCAAGAAATTCATTCAAGTCATAGATTGCAACTTCTTGTGGAAATGATTGATCTACTTCTGCTTTTGCAACGATATTCTTCATCGCTGACATTGTTGTAAGTGTATTACCCTCTTTTATAATCAAGTTCTGATTAATAGTTGAAAAGTTTTTTAGTACACTGATAGTTTGACTACTTAGTTTCATTGGTTTCAATCTCCGTTTCATTAATATAAAGTGCTATTATACCATAATGTATAATTTTAAGCAAGTCATTTCGGTCTTTACCGTTCTTTTTTCCATATCGTTGTGCATACTTTAGTATGTTACCCATACAGAAACCTTCACCGTGTCCACCGTCTATAATAAACTCTGTCGCTTGGTACTTACCATCACTGTAGTGTTTATTATAAGTTTTGTCTACATAATCTTTAAGTTCATTTAATATTTTACCTTCCATAAACTTATATTCAATATTCTTTGCCAACTAAGACCTCCGTAGTGTTTTAATATATTTTGATTGATCTTCTGGACTAGTGATACCCAATTTCTTTAATGTAAGTTTATCAACTACATTAATATTTGCAGAAAATGTTCTACGTTCACCTTCACCAAAAAATGGCATTACGGAATGTCTTAACCAATTAGGGAATATATACATAGCCCCAACTTCTGGTTTAACATATTCGTCTGTAGCAGGTCTAAGAATCTTAGTATCTGCCCTTCCATTATTACCCCATGAGAAATAAGTGAAACCATCAACACCACCAGAATTATTATTCAAGTTGACTTGATCTCCACTAACCTTTTTCTCAATCGCCTCTGGAACTTTTAGATACAGAATACACGACAACCCATAAGGTGTAGCAACACCGTGGTCGTGTAAAGGATTATAATCTCCAGAGTAACTATGAACTGACCATGCTTCAAATGTATCTACTTCTGCATCAACTTCATGTCCATTCTTTAAATAAGTTCTTGCACACTGGTCGATAATAGTTTTTACTTGTGATGGTATAGAAAGAGTCTCTGGTGTTTCTGGTTCATGAGTAATTGGAAAGACAAGTTGTGCTGATTTATTATCTTGTTTGATTTGTCCTACAAGTCCACCGGCCAAACTATTGTTTGCAGTTGTATTACCAGCAGTTTCACCAAATGATTCGTCTTGTGTTACAATAGTTTCATCAATGTATCTATTAATTTCAGTTATAGCATCAACTGGAATTTCTACTCGCATCATATGTAGTGCAAGTTTAGTTTTCATAGAAATTCTTAAACCAGAATTTTTCTGTGTATGTTCTTCATCAGCATCAGCCATAGCCTGTCCATCTTCAATTGCTCTTTCAGCATCTGTTTTAGGAATTGGTTCGTTTGAAGTCCAATGATCTTTGTCTGTTTTTGCGACACCACCGTCTTTGAATTGGTCTGGTGCAACATCAAATGTTTTTAAACCCATAATATATCTCCTTGGATTAAGTGAATAGGGGTGGCGAATGACTCGCCACCCCAGAAATTAATACCGATTAGGCTTCGTAACCTTGAGCACCAAATAGTGCAGTTTGTCCAGCTGCAATCACAGCTTTACTTGGAGTACCAACTCGATACGAAACACCAGCAGTTCCACGATTTTCATAAATCATCATACCTTCATTTCGTAGTTTACCAACCATCCCAGCTGGGGATGCAAGGTCAAATTTAGTTCGCAAACTTTTCCAAGTTACAGCATTGCCTTTTGCAAAAAGGTTTCGGATTTTTGCAGTCTTAGTCATTTTAGTCTTAGTCATATTGTATTATACCTTTCATAGTATATTTGGTAATTTGTTAGTATCTATATACTAACATAGATTAGAGGCATTGTCAACCCCTAAAATTCTTTTATTTGGATTTGGAGCGGGCAGATGGAATTGAACCACCTTCTTCAATTTGGAAATTGACATAATACCTTTATACGATGCCCGCATTTTTCCTAGAATGATGGTTCTTCTTCATCATCACTATCCATATCAGATAACATATTATCCAATTCAGTTTCGTTGTTAGTAGAATCAATCTCGATTCCACTGTCAATTTTGGTGTACAAGTCCATGAAAGAGTCTTTGGTCTCTTCATCGAATCTTGCAACACAAAGTTCGATAGACTTCATCTTGTCATTGAAAATGGCAAATGCCTTTACAATGTGGTCTAACCTTCTGGTCGAAATCACTTCATCGACTCCACCGTCAAAGAAAGTCTTTCTGATAACCTCGGCCCACTTGACAAGATTATCTGCAAACACTTCATCAACAGTTCCATACTTTTTCATAGAACCGATAACAATCTTCTTTTCGGTTTTTGTGGTAGCGTATGGTTGTTCAATAGTGATTGCAAATCTTTCGAGGAAGGCCTCATTCAATACGTTAGTACCAATAAATCTACCGTCATCAGAACCTTTACCTTTAGTGTTAGCAGTCGCCATCACATTAAAACCAGTTTTAGGAGTAATCCACTTGTTTACTTTTTTCAAGTAAACACCTTTACCCTCAAGAACTGGTTGGAGTGCAAGTAACTTGTTTGAACCCAAATCACACTCATCAAGCAAAAGAGTACAACCTCTTTGCATGGCCTCAATGACTGGCCCAGGAACAAACTTAGTTTCTCCATTCACCAATCTGAAACCACCAAGTAAATCATCTTCATCAGTTTCGATTGTGATGTTCACTCTGATCAATTCTTTTTTCATCTCAGCGTGAATCTGTTCAATCATCAATGTTTTACCATTACCAGATAATCCAGTAACAAATATTGGATAGAACAAACCAGACTTTACAATCTGTTTGATTGTAGTGTAATGACCCCAAGGTACGAAACCTACAAATGTCTCTGGAACTAAATTTTGTTTTTCCATATTTGTTGCAACTAAATTCATAACAGTATTCTCCACTGGAGCAGTAGTATTAACTTGAACTGTCTCAGCAACATACAAATCTTCATTAGGAAGTTTGAACTGATTATAACCAGTTTTACACTGACCTAGAAACCAACCAGCAAGTGGTAGTTCTAGTTTTTCACAAACCTCTTTTACTTGAGTCTTGTTTAGAATAGAACCAGCACCGAATTGTTCAGATGCAGAATCTACAAACTTCTGTTTTCTTGGACTTAAATACATAATATAACCTCTTTTTCAATTTTCATCATACCTTAAAGTAACACATCTTTAACCCATTGTCAAGTCTTTTTTTAAGTCCTTGATTTTAAAGGGTTTTTCATTAGGCAATCATTCCCACAAACTTGTTTAATACTGGGCGATTCGCCATCTTATTATTCGCAGATTTCATGAAGGCCTTTTTCAATTCACCAACTTTAGCGTTTGGTGATACTTCAAACTCCTCTGATTCTTTCATTGCACCAGCACCAGGCAAGATATAAAATTCATCATAACCTTCCTCTTTACAAACTACTACGTTTTCTTTCTTTAGTTTTCTGTAAATATCCTTTATAGCATTATAGTCTGTATAACTATGTAGATCGAATTTATCAGAAATAATATTCTTATGAACCATACCTCTTTTTCCAGAACCAGCAATAAAGAAACCTACAATATTCATATTAGGCACTCTTTTCTTTAATAACTTGAACATGGCAACAGTTTGTTCATTCCTATATCCATTAGACTTACCAATTACAATTTTTGCATTTGTAACTGGGTCAGTGATATGAGTAGTACTTCTACTCCAACCTTGCACTGGTCTAGTAGTTTCAATATCATTACCATCTCTATTAGTTATGATTGTGAAAGCATCATCCATTCTGTGACTATATCCATCAGTAAGAAAAACGGTGTGTATTTTTTCAACACCATGTTTTTTCTGAAAGTCTGGAACAATTTTCATTGCAGCGACAATAGCGTGATTAAGTGGTGTACCACCTAACTGAAACTTGTATGGTGGTGAAATAGGATAACCCTCTTGACTCCAATTCCTATAACCCTTCCAAGCCTCGGCCATCATAAACATATAATGCATCATCTCAAACTGTTCTTTTTTCTTCATTGAAGAACTCAAAAAGTTAAACAATTTCAAATCTTCAATTGATAAATCACCAGACTTAAATTCTTGTTTAAATTGTCCTTCTCTTTTATTTCTAGAACACCTATCTGAAAAAGCATAAACGTCAAAAGGAATTTTAGTTCTCATACAAAATTCAGTAAGATTAAA